TACTGTATATAAAGCAACATATAATGTTGACGGTGCTGAATAAGCATTGCCACCAAAGACATGCTCTAAGACCTTGTCTTCTAAATAATCACTAAATCCTGCCATCGTATTCTCCTTTAATTACCGTAGTAGTAATTTCTTTTTTGTTTTGTTCCGTAAGTCTTTCTTCTCATCATTAGAGAACCCTTACCAAATGCAGCTTTCTCTTGAGCAAGTCTCATTTCTTCTAATGCTTTCTCAAACTGTTGTGTGAACATTGCTATTCTGTCGTCTTCCATCAAGTAGATAGAAGCGTGTTTCAATGCACCATATAAGTAAACATCTGGGTTTGATACTGATACAAAGTTAGTTGCATTGGTATCACTCAGTGCATTTATTTTACCATAATAAGTTAGCTGTAGGGTGTAAGGAGTGTCAGGAGTTGGTGCTAATTCTATAGTACCATCAACCATTGCATAATATACTGGTTGACCTGTTAAGTTGTTATTTGATTTTCTATAAACATCTAAAGATTCTATAGACTGTTGAAATAACGGACTGAAATCATTTGATGTTATTTCTACATTGATGGCTTCTAACCAATCGTCTGGTACTGCTAAGTATTGAGCATCTGCTACTGCGGTAGCTCTTACAATCATGTCTTTTGTTCTTAACTTTCTGTTAAGTTCAGCCTCTACATTATCAATAAATGTATCTATGGTAGATGTTAAATCTGATCTGTTTAGATAACCAGCTATGGCTGTTTTTAATTCTGCATATGTCATACTTTACCTTGCCAAGTTCTAAAGACGTTATTGTCTGGATTGTTTAGCCATTGTTTCCACTTTGCGGGATCTTTTGACCAACCTTCTCGTAATGCTTTTTGCCAAATTACCATGGGTACTTCAGCTATGTGTCGCATATCTTTTCCAGGCTTAAGTGTATTGTCTCTTAGTTTCTTAACGTGGTCAATGACAGGAGCAACATCTTGAGTTGTGTGATAAACAAACTTGTCATCCTCTGTAATGAACTCTGATTTGTAACCAGTTTTGTGATCGGTGATTGTACGTTTTGTTGCCATATTTAATAAAGGGTGGGAAGGCCGAAGCCTTCCCTAAGTTTAACTAACTTATGAAGTTGTTAAGTCTGCGACTATACCGTGAGCAGCTTCGTTGCTCATTTCTAATCCATACTCACATAAAATCATTTTAGTTACTGCATCACCTATTGTAGAGATATCAACTGTTTTAAAGTCTCTTAAGTAAGATACTTTAGCGAAGTCTGGATCAACTAATAAAAGTGATCTTTCTCTACTGAAGTTAGATGGTACTATTTTCAACTCACCAAAGTCTGATGCGTAAATAGAAACAGAAGCCTCTACTGTGTTTGCATCAACCATTTGTCTTGCTGAAGCTCTACCTGTGAAACCAGATATTTTTTGCTTATTAACTGGGCCACAGATTGCCATTGAAGGCTCTCCGCCATTAGCGAAACAGTCTTGCAATACAGATTTTAACAATGTTTCTGTTAAAGCTCTTTGTGTTCCGTCAGTTGGAGCAGCTCCGCCACCAGCACCGCCGCCGCCAGTTCCTCTTGATACGTTAGATGTAATCCAAGATTCGAAACCACCAGTTACTCTTGCTGTTGTAGCATTACCAGTTGTTTTAGCGCCTTTTTGACAAAGTGCTGTTTCCATATCTCTCTTAAGAGCTTTAGACATGATTGCTAGTTGGTGAGCCATTTCTGACTTCTTACCAGCTGGATCAGATGCTTGTTGAGAACCAGATACAGTTGCATCTCTTTTTGAGATTTGAGCCACGTTACTAACTCTTGCTGTAGCTGTAGCAGCTGATCTTGCAAGTTCAAAACCCTCTAATTGCCCAGCACCACTTGGAGTTGGTAAGTTTTCTGTTTGCCAATCAAAAACTACGTTCCTGATTGAGTTTTTTCCTATAGCACTCAAGAACGGAGTTGTTTGAGGACTGATGTTATAGATAACATTACTTAGCTGTTCTCTATCTGAAGACGCCGAGTAAGTATCAAATGCGTTTGTTACTTTAGCCATGATATTTTCCTATGTTTAAAAGTTTATATAATTTGTTCAAATAATTTAGCCGCATCCTGGACTTTGCCAGTTTTAGCTAACCTTTGATGCGCTCTTTTCGCTGGTGTTGAACTTTTAGGTACATTTGAAGTGCCAGGTCGGGCGGTTCGAGCTGCCGCTTTCTTTTCAGTTGGCTTTACTTTAGTAGCTTGTTGTGTCTTATGTTGTAACCATGCGTTTCTTAAACCAAGTAAAACTCGGTAGTCGTAAACGCTGTCCATCTCTTGAGATGAATAGCCTAAAACATTAACACCATAATCCCGAATAGAGTTTTTTTCTTTAACTGCTATTTCGTTGTCTTGCCATTCTGGAATTTGTGTTAGCAATTGTTCATTACCGTACTTGACGAACTTTTCAAGTTCCTCTTGTTGCTTTGCAGTTTGCTCCTGTTGGAGTCTAGTTGCTTCAGCTTCTGCGGCTTGTAACCTTTGCTTCTTCTCATTCCATAAGTCTTTTTCACGGACATAGGCAATAGGATCAGCGTCATAAAGTGCATTCCAATCTGGCTCGTTTCCTAACTCGCCTTTCAAAGTCGCTTCCAGTTTTGGTAACAACTGCGAATAAATTGCATCTTTTTGAGAAACCTCTTTTTGTTGAGCTTCAATAGCTTTACGCTGTTCAGCTAACTCTTGAGTTTTTCTCGTATAATCTCTTTGGCGACTGTATCCACTTTGGAGTTCTTCAAGCGTGACCTGGGTATCTTCACCATCTACCTTAATAGTATATAGCTGTGGTTGCTCGGACTCCTCTACTTCAACTTGATCTTCTTGAGGTTCGTCTTCATCTTCTTCAAAGTCGTCTTCTAGGTCTTGGTCTTCTTCAATGATTTCATCATCTTCAATGACTTCGTCTTCGTTGACTAATTCTTCTGATGGTTGTTCTAGTTCGTTTTCTGGTTGTTCCGATGGAGTCAAAAAACTTTCGAAAGATTGTTCTGTCTGTTCTAAATTTGTTTGTAAACCAATCGGCTTTGCGTTGTTGGTCATATTCATTCCTTAAAAATGTAAAGTAGTATTTTAACAATACTAAATTAAATTTTACACAACTTTATGCAATCTTCCTAGTTGTGACTTTGTGATCTTACCCTTCTCTACTATTATTCTTAAATGTTTTTCTATTTCGGGTAAAAGTTTGATTGCTTTGTGTAAATTTTCTCTTTTATTTATATCACTGTCTTTGGTTAATAACCATAAATTTATGTAGTCTTCTTTGAGATTGTTTACAGCATGTTTAAATGTTTCTGAGTTTAGAATTAACTCTGCTTCGTTTGAGTTTAAGATATCTTCTTGTGAGGGCATATTAACCTATGTTGTCTATTAGTCTTTGTAGTCCAGAATAATCAAAGCCTTGATAGCCACTTTTACCAACTTCTTGTTGTGTGTAGCCTTGAGGCACTTGTGATGAATAGCTTTGACCTTGGCTAATCATATTGTCTACGTTAGAACCATCTGCGATTGATCTAGCATAATCTAAACCAGATGAATAAGTGTTGTCTGGAATCATAGAGTTAAATCTATTTAGCCCATCAATGTTTGTTCCAAAGTAATCATAAAAATCAAAATCCCTTATTGGACTTCTATCTCTGTCGTCATACTTAGACATTTCAATAGGCTCTGGCTCTGTGTTTGCAAATAAACCTTTCGGTATGTTTTCAAAGTTCATTCCTACTGGCCCAATAGTTTGTCCAGGATTAAAGTCTTCTTCTATAAAATCGTTAGCAATACTAAAACCAGGCTGTCTATTGCTAGACATTTGGTTTGTTACTGCTGGTAGCATGGGTACGTTTTGTATCTGCGGTGCATCTACAGCAGGAGTGATTGCATAAGATGGTATGTAGTTTAGATTGTTATTTAAGTGATCGTATCCTGGCATAATTAATTCCTAGTTAGCTATTAGTTTATCAATTTTTTCGTCTAATTTGTCTAGTCTGTCAAAAATTCTTTGCATGTCTAAATGCAAGTCTTGTTTGGTTGCGTAGCGTGTAGGTATTTCTTCTCTTGTTTTATTAACCAATATTTCAACCCTTTTGACATCAGCAGCGTTAGTGCGGATGCTGTATATAATAGGAACATAAACGAGAGTGATAATCGCGTTCCAAAATAAAATAGGGTTGTCCATCAATAACTCCAAATATGCGGCCTTGGTCTGTTTTCTTTTTCTTCCGAGATGTCTAAGTGTATAAAACGAGCATCTCCTTTTTGATTNACACCAACGCCAGTAAATCCATAATCTTTAGCTTTTGATACTATGTTGAGTGCTTTNCTTCCTCTTACATATACATCAGCAGCCAATCCTTCTGCATGAGTACCTGGTGTTTTCTTTCTCGCTTCTATTGGATGTTCTTCGCATCTGTAACCAGATGTAATAATAAAAGGAAAACCCAGCTCAGTTCTAAGTGATTGTAACTTATTTATTAGTTCGTGTGAAATACCATTTTTACCACAATGTTTGCAAGCAAACTCTTCTTCTTTGAAGTTTTCCCAAGTCATTATTTTCCTACTCCTTTTACCCTTTCGTAAGACCTCATTCCGCCAAGACCAAGCATACCCATAAGGACAGGTAGCATAGTTGATGTATCTGCTTGAGGTACAACAATACCAAAAGGTGCAGCGAGAGGACTGATTAAAAAGTTGACTGCAAATCCTGCAACACATATCCATGCTGTAGCTGGTCGCCAAGATGATTGAAACCAATTACCTTTGGCTTCTTCTTTGTTAACTTCTATTTGTGCTTTAGCAATTTCATGGATGTGCTTTTGCGACATGGTTGCGATTTCATGTGCAATCTTTTGTTTTGTATCCGCGTCTGGAATAAACTTATCTAGTAGTTCGCTTACGGGTTTTATTAGTTTGTCTATCATATGTATATTTTTTGTGCAGGTTGTTTGCGTGTCGTTGGAATGACCACTCTAAAAACTTATCAAACCAACCAAACAATTACTTCTTCTTTTTCTTTTTAGGGAAACCAGCTTTCATGTTAGCGTAGGCTTTTTTAGAAATAGTAGATTTCTTTTTTGGTCTGCTTGTTTTAGCTTTTTTTCTTTTATTTATATTTGCATATAGTGACATAGTATCTCCTTACCATTTTACTTTGTTAGCCCAGTAAGCTGCGGACAACTTACCCCTTGCGATATTCTTGGCGTGTCTTGCCTTGAATGATTTTCTTCTTGCTTTGCCTTTTT